CAGAAAACACACCAGTTATTTAGTGGAACGATAAAGTTTGAAGATGGTAGTACTAGAGTTATAGATACATCAAAAGCCGAGTTTATAAAAGAGAAATTTCAAGGATATAAGATAGGAATTTTTTATAAATTTATTGCAGAATTGGAAATGCTTAAAGAAGTGTTTTGTGATATGTTAACTACAGATTTAAATGAGTTCGACACAACTAATAAAAATATAGCTTTACAGATAGTAAGCGGTCGAGAGGGAATCTCTTTAAGAAATGCAGACCATTTAGTTTTTATGAATATTGATTTTAGTGCCGTTAGTTATTTCCAGGCAAAAGATAGAATGACTACACTAGAGCGAAAAGAAAATACTATTTTTTGGATATTTGCAAAGAATGGCATTGAAGAAAAGATTTACAAAACAGTTCAAGGAAAAAAAGATTATACAAACTCAACTTTTAAAAAAGATTTCAATGTTGGAGCAACAGATTCAAACAAAAATAATCAACAAGCTAACAAAAGATGGGTGGCTTTGTCTAAAAGTAATTAAGCTATCACATTCAGGTTACCCTGATTTGATTTGTCACCGCGACGGAGAAACGATGTACATCGAAGTTAAAAGACCTATGGGTAAACTTTCAGAGGTGCAGAAAATAAGAATAGAACAATTAAGAAGCTATGGTATGAAAGTTTTAATATGGACAGATTATGAACACAATTTCCCTGAATAAAATAAAACTAAACCTCAACTTTGAAACGCAAATTTCTCCAAGTGGTAGACCTATTCGATTGAGTGCAATATCAAAGAATTTACAAGTTCCTGAAAAATGGATAAACAACACAATAAAATGGCACTGGATTTACACATTTAGATACTTGGATAAACAAGATGGATTTGTAAGTTTTGAATTTGACTATAATGATAAATTCTTGCAAAAGTTATGATACATACAATATCAACGCACGCTAAACAACTTGGATATTCAGATAAAGAAATTGAAAGATTTGTTTATAAATATGGGTATAGAAAATCTACTAGATTAAATCAAGAAATTAAAACGTTGCTTAACACTATGTACAGAATTGAACGAAAACAATTTTTTGTTATAATTCCTAGTAAGATGAATTATGTTAAATAAATGTTAAAATTATATTTAAAGTTTGTGCATTAAATAAATAGTAGTATATTTGTACAAGAGTTAAGGAAGTGATTTACACGGCAAACTTTAAAAACTAGAATTATGAACCAATTCACTCAGATATTAGAAAATTCAGGAAGTAAATTAGGATTAGATTTTAAAGTTTGTCAATCTGATAAAAGTGAAGCTGCTTATTTAACAATTGCTTGTTATAGCAACTCAAAATTAAATGATGTTTATTCTTGTTTAGGAGTTCGTTTAGCTTCTCACGAAGCATCGACAGAAAAATCATTAGCTTATGAATTTCAATTAGATTGTGGTTTTAATTTTGATTATTCTTCAAAAACTTTTTCAACTACTTGGGGAATTGACGAAGATGGTGATTTTTCAGAATGTGCTTTAGAAGATGAATTGTTTTTTGAAACAGAATCAGAAATGATTTCTTATATGTCAGATTGTTTAACTTCTTATTTAAAATCAAAAATATAATGGCAACACGTGGCTCAGGTTCAAAAGAAAATGTAGGTAGAAAATCATTGACTTACAAAACAAAAAGAATACATAAAGTCGTACCTCTTGAAGTGTACGACTTGTGTATGTCTTTAATCGATGCGGAAATTTTAAAGTTTAAAAGCAAAATGAATTATTAATTTTATATATTTGTGGGTATGGAAATAGTAAAAATACAAGAGGTTAAACTTAACCCGAACAATCCTAGACTTATTAAAGATGATAAATTTAAAAAGTTAGTTCAGTCTATAAAAGACTTCCCAGAAATGCTTAATATTAGACCTATTGTAGTAAATATTGATATGGTTATTTTAGGTAAAGAGAAACGGAGTTGACTGCACAAAAGAATTTAAAAATGGCATATAACACAGAAGATTTATTCAATACGGCAATAGAACAAATAAAGAAGCATAAATTATTCTTTATTGAAGATATTATTGCTTTTCTACCTTGTAGAAAATCAACATTTTATGAACATTTTCCGAACGATTCGGACTACTATAAAAGAATGTTTGAGGAGCTGGAACAAAATAGAACAGAATTAAAGGTTTCAATGCGTTCAAAATGGTACACTTCAAACGCTCCAGCTTTGCAAATGGCATTGATGAAATTGATTTGCAATGATGATGAAAGAAAAATGTTATCAATGCAACAAACCGACATCACTTCGGGTGGAGAGAAAATACAATCAGCACCGACAACTATTCAAGTAGAAATTACTAGACCTGATGAAGATTAATGCAACACCAGTATTTGAAAAGAACTGGAACGCTTTACAAAGTCAAAAGTATAAATACATTATAAATTCAGGTTCTTCACGTTCAAGTAAGACTTTTTCAATACTACAAATATTTTGGATATTAGCTTGGACTAATCCTAGAACTAAGTTAGCAGTTTTTAGAAACACTAAAAAAGATTGTAAAGATACTATTTTACAAGATATGCTAAAATACTATCCAACACTTGAAAACTACGATAGTATTAAATTTAATAAAACTGAAAGCATTTTCACGTTTCCTAATGGCTCTACTATAAATATAGAGGGAACAGACGATGAGTTAAAAGTTCACGGTTACCATTCAGATTATCTTTGGTTTAATGAGTTTTACAAAATGCCTAAAGAAACATTCGACCAGTTAGATATGCGTTGTAGCGTTGCGGTTTTTATGGATTACAACCCAGTTGGTAAACTTTGGAGTGATGATTTAGTAAAACAAGATAACGCTATTTTAATTCATTCAACGTTTAAAGATAATCTGTTTTGTCCTAGTGAGCAGAAAAAGAAAATACTAAGCTACGAACCTACCGAGTATAATATACAACAAAACACCGCTTCTGATTATATGTGGAATGTTTACGGTTTAGGACTAAAAGCCGAAAAACCAAACCGTATATTTAAAAACTGGAAAACAATAACGGATAAAGAATTTGATAGCTTGCCTTATTCGTTGTACTATGGAATGGATTTTGGCTTGAGTGCTGCCACAACTTTAGTCGCTATGAAATTCGACGGAGATAATTCTTTTTTCTTTAAAGAGTTATTATATAAACCAATGAACCAAATGAACGGTACTCTATCGGATGAAATTCACAATTTAGGAATTGATAAAAGATTAGAGTTGATTTGCGACAGCTCCAACGAAATAAACAAAACAGAAGGGCAAAAGTTGCGTAATAGTGGATATAACGTTATCTTTGCTTTGAAAGGAAAAGGAAGCGTTGTTAGCGGTATTGAGTTGCTACAAAAGAAGAACGTTTATTATACCGCTTCATCTACTAATATCGAACAAGAATACGAACAACATAGTTGGCGAGTAGTTCAAGGAGTGCAGTTAGATGAACCAGAACAAGGAAACGACCACGCACTCGATGCTATGAAATACGTTAGTAGTTGGTATGCAAGAATAAATTATTTAACTTAAAATGTATTTATATTATTTTATTTTGTAATATTGCATAAATTAACGTTGTGAAACGTAGATAAATGATTATAAAATCAATTAGTTTATTTGGAAGAGAACTATTTCGCATCGAGCGTAATCGAAGCGGGCAGTTCTCTTACACTTTTTTAGACGGCAATAGTTTCATCGACGATGGCAAGTATTTGGATATGTACTTAAAAAATCCAGTGCTTTCTACTATCGTTAATTTTGGTGCGCAATACTATTCTCAAATGAGAATTACCCATTTAGACGCACAAGGTAAAGAAGTAAAAAATAGTCCTTACATTAAACTACTTTCAACACCTAACTACTTTCAAAGCAAAGAAGATTTTTTCTATCAACAAAAAGTATTTTTAGATGTTTCAGGTAATGACTTGATTTATCAAATAAAAGCTTTTACTAATGATATTCCAAAAGCTATTTACAATCTTATTCCAAGTGAAATTGATTATAATAAAATACATAAAATCAATAAGTTTATTGTAACAGATAAAGATAAAAAAGCATTTGAAGAAAAACATATTATCTACAAACTTGATGATACGGATTACAATATCAAACTAAAAGATATAATTCCTACTTATGACTTAGCTAATGGAATAGTACAAAACTCCTTCATTCAATCTCCAAGTAGAGTAAAAGCAGTTGCAAAAATACTTAACAACATTTACGAAAACGTAAATAGTAAAGGGGTTAATTTGCAGATGTCGGCTAAATATGTTGGGTTAAATCAAAACGATGGTAATAGAGCGCAAATACAAGATGGCGACCGCTCAAGTATTGAAAGAGCAATCTCTAATAAAAACCTATTACTTACTAATGCTGGTATTGACTTCAAGCATTTAGTTTCTGATATGAAACGCCTTTATCTCGATGAGCAATATGCAAGCGATTTTAATAAAGTGCTTTTAGCTTTTGGAATGAATAAGAATGTTTTAAATCCATTTGATAAAGACAGTACTTTTGAAAACCAAACTCAAGGAGTTGTTAGTTACATTCAAAACACAATCCAGCAAACTGCTGATAACACAATGAACTCACTTAGTCAAACGTGGGGATTATTTGAAAAAGGCGAAATGTTAAAAGCGAGTTACGACCATTTGCCAGTTATGCAGTCGGTAATCAATGAAAAGATTAAGACGTTAACCGAGTTCCAAAATATGGTTAAAATAGCTAAGGAAAACGGAACGATGAATGATGCTGATGCAATAGCTAAAACAAAAGAATTAATGCTTAAACTTAATTTGTAATGGGAACGAAGTTAACACAAAAAGAAATAGAAGAGCAATTAAAAAAAGAAGCTATTACAAAAGCTAAAAAAGAATTGCAAAAAAGGGAGTTGAATAAAGATAAAGAAGTATTAAAATGATAAAGTCTTACTATTTTCCAGATAAAAACTTCTCAACAAAAGAGGAGTTGTTCAAAGATTTAAAAGAAAATCTTGATTTTATCGTTGATGCTAAAAAGTCAGAAATTCAAAAATCTTGTGATAAAGGAGTTTCTGTTACTTGTAAATCATTAGATTTATTAAAGTTTTCAGAACAATTAAAAGGAATTAAGATTGATGACAACTTCTACTACATAGCAGTTAACTCAACTAGAGTTTTAGATAGTCACGACGATTTACATTTAGATGGTATTTGGAATAAAAGCATAAAAGAACAACAAGGAAAAAACTATTTAGTTTGCGACCATGAATTAGAAATAAACAATGTAATAGTTAGAAAAGAACATATCGAAATGTTTGTTGCTAAAGTTCCTTTTATGCTATTAGGCAAACCATACGAGGGGGATACACAAGCATTGATTTATAAATTCCCTAAAAACCAAGTTAAGAACCAAGTTGTTAAAGAATGGTTAGACAGTGGGGATGAAATTGAGGGAAGTGTTAGGATGCAATATGTTACTTTCGTTTTATGTATGGATAGTAACAATCCTGAGGATGCAACAGAAAAAGCAAATTATGACCAATATTATCCTATTATAGCTAATAAAGAAGACTTTGATTATATATATTACTTTTTTGCCATTAAAGAAGCTAAAAACGTGAGAGAAAGTAGTTTAGTTGTATTCGGAAGTAATAATGCAACAGGACAAGTAAGAACAAAAGAAGTAGCCGATACAATCACTACTGAAGTTATAGAGCCGTTGGAAGACACTCAAAAAAACGAGCAAGAAGCTCAAAAGGAACAATTAAAACAATTATTAAACAAATTTAAGTAATGGAAGAAATCATTAAACAATTGGGAGACAAAATCGACCAAATGAAAACAGAAA